TACTTGGATCAGTGTTAATCATAAATGTAGTAAAAGTCTGAGATTCTTCTCTTAAATCTTGTTGATAAGAAGTATTTAATTGGTTCTGTAATGTTTCTAACGTTTGATTAATTTGTCTAAAATTATCAACAGTATAAGGATCCTGTGGTTCCGGTATAAGAATATTTATTTTAGCCATTATGTTTGTGGAGCACTTCCGCCTCTGCCGTCTGGTTGTATATCCACTCTAAATATACCATAACGCCAATTGGTGTCTAGTGCATCGTTTTCAATTTTTATTGATGCAAGTCTCCCTCGCGCGCGCGTGTCTATCTTATCTGTTGTTGAAGATACTGTAAAGGGACCTACAGTCGTTTGTCCCTGTGCCGTGGTTGAATCTGCTGGGTACGCTTTAAAGAATAAGGTTACTTTGGCATTACCATCTAAATATTTAAAGTCAGGAATAAATCTTCTTATCTTAATAAAAAATTCACCATCTCCTTCTATATCTAAATCAAAGTCACCTGATCTAATAAAAGCAGGTATGGTAATGTTTGTTATATTTGTACTTGTTAAATTAATAACTTCATTTACACCTACCTCATGTGCGAATACATAACTACCTCCATTAGTAACACCGTTTATTGTAGGAGTGTTTGGAGTTAGAGTGCTTAAATATTTAGTAGCACTTGGATACTCTAATACATGAGCATCTTCATATGTTGTTCTTGCAAGTGAACCTGTTGTCCAAGTTTTAAGCTCATAGTTATAAGTAACAACTCTATCTATTTGTGTTGAGGTTGCTTGTGGATAGAACCAATTAATTTCTGTAAATAAACTATTGTGACCTGCAAATACTAATTCACCATTAGTAAAGTTAAGTCCTAAAGCATCATCTCCTGATGTTGTGAATACAAAGTTTTCAACTGAAGAAGGTAATGTTTTAACGGTTCCATCAAATACAAAGAAATTACCAGAATCACCCATCCAATATACAGCACCATCTACAAAGACTGCTGCATGTTGTCCAACGCATCCACAGTTAGATCCAACTTGACGTATGCTAAATGTAAATGGTGGCCCTACAAATTGCATAGTGTAAGCTGCTTCATCCGTTAAAACTAATATATAATCTTTACCTTTAACAGCGGCTACAATTCTACTACCATTATCTAATCTAAAAGTACCTGCTGTGTTTGTAGAGGTTGGTTCATAAATCTCAATATCTTCTTGATCTGAAAATCTTATAAACATTGGATCTTGAGAAGCAGGAGTTCCAATTGTAGTTTCAGTTCCAAAATGAACCAAGTGTCTATCTCTATCTGATACTCTTGTTAAAACTGAGGCTGTTGGGTTTCCTGCTATAATAGTTGCACGTGTATTAACCCCTGTGCCTGCTGTTGGATCCCATTTAAAAGTTTGTCCATTTTTGATTGTTGCAATTAATAATTCTCCAAAATTGTCTAGAGACCAGTTAGCAGCATCAATGACTGTATTAGATACTGTTCTTGAAGTACCCCAGGTAGATAAACTCCATGTTCCTGCTCCCCATCCATAACCAAGTGTCGCGGTTAATGGGCCAACAATTACATATGGGTTTGTTATAAGTGATCCACCTGCAGTAACTCCTGTTCCTGTTTCTATAACAGGCATAGTAATTGTAAATGTATTTGCAGTTGGTACTGTTTTGACTTCAAATGAATTAGTTTCAAAATTAGCCGTTGTAAAACTTGTTGTAGTTGGTCCTGGTGTTGTAACACTTGAAAATTTAATTAAGTCTCCTACCAATAAACCATGAGCAGATTTATTAATAGTTACAGTTGCAGAACTTGTAGTTGATGTATAGGTGCAACTTGTTAGTGCTGTACTAAGAGGTGTAATATCATAAAATTCTCCATCAAAAAGAACATATAAAACTTTATTTGTACCAATAGCTACATATCGTCTGCCAGTTAAATCAAACCAAGAATGTATATCTCTAGCCGCTCCTACTAATATGGATGTATTAATTTGTTGCCATCCCCCTATCTTTTCAGGGGATCCATATTGAAAACGTATATTATCTCCATCAATCCAACGCCCCTCTGCTTGGGATGCAGTATCATTCTTATCAAAGCCTGGAGGTAAAGGTATCTTTTTTAAAGGCATAAACCATTATACCTTATATGACCTTAATTAACAACGTGCTTTTAACCTAATCTTTTCATCTCACTAATTGGATATTTATTTTCATTTCCAATTATAGCTGTAAAAAATGTGATTAAAGTCAATCTATCTTCATTAAGGTTTTCTTCACCATATTTTTCAGCTGCATGCAAATTACTAGAATCGAATAGAATCAATCTATTAAACCTTGAATTTAATGTGAGTGTTTTTTCAAATTGATCATTATTTTCTTTAAGATATTTTTCTTCTCCTGATTTAATTTTTTCAGTATTTTTATAATACTCCTGTTTAAATTCATTATTAATTACTTTTGAAGTTATTTTTTTTTTTTTAAATAATGAAGTTCCGCATTTTTTGTGATTACTTAAAAATATTATAGAAGTAAATTCGTCAAAATCATTATGTACCCAACCATTATTATTATAAATATTCCCATCAGTTCTCTGAAACATTTGAGTCGCTTTCCAATTTAATTTTTTATAATTCATTGGAAATAGTACAGACATTATTTTTATTGTTGTGTAATTAAAAAAATCACTATTTATGTTATGTAATAGTTCTGTCCTCTCACCAGGCCATTTTCCTTCAGGATCTTTTTTAAAATCAAGAGTATCAGCAAAATTTTTGACATAAAACGGATCATTAAAAAAGTCATCTATGCAAATCGTAGGCCACAACATACTTTTTATTCTCCTTCTATTTTAGTGTCTGTAAATGTTTGTTTATTAGCAACATCTTTTTTAAACTTTATTTGCCAATCTGCTACCATTTTTACAAGGCTGTTACCAAAATGTCTTAAATTTTCATCTGATAAATGAAGTTTACCGTTCTTAAAAAGGATTAATCTTTCTTTCCAAGAAAATTCTATATCACAAGAACCGTTTTCATATTGTTTAAATTTCATCTTGGAGTACCATACGCTAGTCTTTTATCTCTAAACCATTCTTTATTTTTTCCATTTTTATCTACATAATGTAAAAATGTTTGTGCTTGCCAATCTCCTTTAAATTCTTCTCTCCAATGTTCTATTTCACAACCTAAATATATTGCAGCGTCCCCAGGTTTTAATTCTATTTCTTTTCCATCCATAAATATTGGCCATTTAGTTCCATCTGATCCAATCATTACCGTAACACTTATTTCACAAGATGGTCTGTCAGTGTGTTTTTTTAAATCAGCATTTATTGTATACATTCTCCAGAATGCATAAGTTGGCAATAATTCTAAACCAGTTTCTTTTTGCATTAATTCTAATTTATTAACCATTAAAGACTCCATTAATGGATCTCCATAAAAACAAGTATCACCATTATCACCTTGTAAAAACTCAAAAGAATCAAAATTAATTCTATGGTTAATTCTACAATAATCTGTTAACAATTTTATTTCTTCCTTAGTTAAAAAATTTTCAATTAATTTGTATTTAAAATCTTTTATAGTGCCCATGCTACCACCGAATACCTTGTTCCTTTCGTTACTGGTTTAACTGTATGTGGGTATAAAAAATTACTTGGCCAAATAATCATTCTATTTGGTTTAACCTCTACTTCCCATTCCCCAGATCCATCTGGATTTCTAAAACAAAGATTTCCACCTTCGTAATCATTATTTAAAAGAAATATACAACTCATAGTCCTTGGAATATTTGCAAAATGATCTACATGCCAAGTGTAAAAACCAGTGTTTTCATATTTTAAAATTTCAATATCAAAAATATTTTTGTAATCATAGTCTAAAATATTTGAATCAAATTTATATTGTTTTAAATTTTTATTAAAATAAAAATGTAAAAAGTTAAACCAATGAACATTAGACAATGAATTACTTAAATTAGATAATGGTAGTGTGTAGGTTCTTCTAATATTAAAATTTGTCTTATTTTCTTCTCCCCCACCAATTTTAGCTTCAACAAAATCAGAAACATTTGCAAAACGAATTAAATTTGATAATACTTTCCAAGGTAAAACTTCATCATAAATTTTAATAAAATTTTTTATTTCCATGATTTTTTATTCCAGTATTTATCTTTATAAATATTTAATAATTTTAATACATAAAAAATTCTAGAATTTTGTACTTCTTTTTGTTTCCTTGATTTAAATATCATTTTCCAAGGATCTCTCTTAAATGGTATTATTTGAACGTATGGAGTTCCTTTTTTGATGGTAGTTTCTAGTACTGGATATTTATCTCCGTTTATAATAATTGGAAAATTTATTTCACCTGGAAAAGTATCCGTATCTACTATTCCAGAGATAATTGAAAATCTATCATCAGAATTATTTAAAGGTGGTACGAATAAACAAGAATAACCTTTCGGAGTTTTTATTTTCCAAGGATTTAATATTTTATAAAAAGGTAAATTTTTATTTT